GCTTTAAGCGAAACGGTAACAGGACCGAATGCTACGGTTGCTTATACTACTATGAGCACTGCGGCTAACTTTAAGACTGTAACTAAAATCGCTACAAGTGCGGCTACCACTGGTAATATTACCGTTGGAACAGCGGCTGTGGCAGCGGATGTTTATTGCAGAGCGTTAGGTGTTGTTCCTTATCAATCTACCATTACTGGTATTAAGATTTGGGTAGCAGAAGCGTTTAATGCTGGAACAGCGGATCCAATGGAAATTGGAAAATCCGATGATCAGGATTATTTAGCTGATCTTGCTGATGGTACTATGGGAGCAGTTACAACTACTGGTAATACTGGCGGATCTGTGACTGTGGATGCTACGCAAAGTGCAGTTTGGAAAAGTGTATCCCAAGAGGATACTGGTTCAGACGGAGTTGCTTATGACTCTGACGTACAAGTAGTATTGACTTATACTCCAACTGGAGCATTATCTACAGCTGGGCAAGCATGGATCAAGATTGACTTTATGCAAGGCAAGAATCTTGCTTCAGGAGACACTTGGTAAAATAATATAACCGTGAGTGGGGTGTAATGACCCCACTCTCTTACAAGGGGAATTAAAATGGCTTTAGTAACAACTTTTGACGGCGGAAGAAAATTCATTAACCATTATACAATTGCAGCTGGCGACGCCACTACTGCGCAAACTTTAACGATTGATGTTTCAGGATTAGGCAAGAGCGCCAATAATCAAGAATGCAGTCACTTAACTTTAAATAAAGTTTGGTATAATGTCTTTATGACCGCTAATGCGGATGCAGTAGAATTTCAATGGGATGCCACTACTAACATACCTTTCTTAATAGTGAATGGATATGGAGATTATGATTTTAGCTCTACTGGTGGTTTAACGCCTACAGTGGCTAATAAGGCAGCCGGTGGATACACTGGCGATGTAGTCATTTCCAATCCAGCTAGGACTGCTGGTGATACTGTGTACGTTCAAATGGAATGGCTTAAACATTATGTAGCGATTTCTAGTTAGGAGGTTAAATGGCTTATTCAGGCACTCGAACATTTAATCTCGACATCTCGGAGATCATAGAGGAAGCATTCGAAAGATGTGGATTGCAGGTACTTACAGGTTACGACCTTAAGACTGCCAAAAGATCCTTGAATCTTATGTTTTCGGAATGGGCCAACCGTGGCCTTAATCTATGGACAATCGACTATTATTTCAAAACATTGACGGCAGGAACAAATAACTTTGCGCTTGACCAAAAGGTTGTGGACATAGTTGACGCTACAATTACGACAACGGCATATGACGCGACGGATTCAACTCCTGTAAATAGGGGTTTGGAAGGTGGTAGTTCCACTACTGATGTTGCGATCACCAAAATTTCAAGAACGGAATACATGAATCTAAGCAGAAAGAACCAGACAGGAAGCGCTGGAACCGCTAGACCAACACAGTTTGCTATTATTAATGGAGCGAGTACTTACAGTGATATTACAGATGAGACGACTGCTACTAGTGGAAGGCCGGAACAGGATATAAGAGTTTGGCTCTATCCTACTCCCGATAAGGCTTATGTCTTTAAATATTTTTACGTTAACAGGATTCAGGATGCAACAAGCAGTTCTGTAAACGGAGGAGCGTCGTCCACTTATGCCGATGTTCCCTTCTATTTTCTTCCTTGTTTAATTTCTGGATTAGCCTATTATATAGCGGTTAAAAGGACTCCAATGATGGCTCCTGGATTAAAAGCACTTTATGATGAAGAATTTCAGCGAACAGCTGACGCTAATCGGGAACGAGTCTCGTTTAGAATTAAACCAGCGCAAGCATATATACCATAGGGGGATATATGGCAATTTGTAAAAAATGTGGTCGTGAATGTGATTGTGGAGACAATTGCCAATGCACTAACTGCGACTGTAAAAAGGAGGAAGAATGAGCAATCCATTATGGAATAAATCAACAGCCAATAGCCGTGATGCTTCGAGTAAGAAAATCGGACATTATGGAAGAGGCCGTGTAGAAGTACCAAAACCTGTTAAGGCAGGCGCTGTTACTACTAAAGGGATAGCACCAACTAGTGAAGGAAAAGCTTCTGGTGGCACACCTTTTAAAATTAGTAAAGGAAAAGTTTCAGGTACTATGCAGGCAATGGGCGCTGCTAAAAAAGGCGGCAAATATACTTGGATATAATAGATGGCATATGCTAGCGGAAAATTTGCTTTAGCCATTTCTGATAGGAGTGGGCTACAATTTCCCTACACGGAAATGGTACAAGAATGGACAGGTGCGTGGGTGCATACGAGTGAGTTTACTCCCAAGGCACCACAACTTATGCCTCACGAGCATTCCCCTGATCCCCAGGCTTTGCAACATGCTAGGCCGGCTAGAGTTGCTCCGGCATCATTAATTTTGTTGCCTATTAATCCTTTTGAGACTTACGCTTCCGGTTCTCAAGTTATAAACGTTCATTCTCCGGAACACGGCAGATCTACGGGTGCTACAGTCAGGTTTAGAGGAACTCCTTTTGTATCCTCTGAAACAGATGTATTTGCAGATTGTCAGGCAGTAGATGGAATTACAGGAGCAGTTCTTTGTGCTGTTGCGGGGTATACAATTACAAAAGGAAAGTATGTTTCTGGATCCAGTGATGATTCTGATGACTGGTATTATTTTTCCACAGGTTTATCCACAGCTACGACTGGAGGAATTAGAGGAGGAGGTTATCCTGTTTCGGCAGGTCCTGTAACCATAAGCGCATAATGACAACATACGCACAATTAACACAACAAATACTGGACTATTCAGAAGTCAGCACTGATGTTTTTACGTCCACCATTACGGATGGATTCATAGAACATACTGAAAATAGAATTTTACGAGACGCTGATCTTCCAGTTTTTCGTTCTTATCAATATACTAATTTTACGGCCTCCAATGGATTTTTAAGCTTACCGGGCGGAGCCGCTCCTACCCCTGTTTTATTTAACGTTATTAGAAGTGTCATGATTTACCCAGCTTCCGGCAGTGGAGCTAGAACCTATCTGGAGCGGAAAGATGTGACATGGATGAATGAATTCTGGCCTAATAGGGCCACTGAAGGAACCCCAAAATATTATACACAATGGGACCAAGATAGTATATACGTAGTACCTACACCGGACGCGGCATATTATGTGGAGGTTGGTTTGATAAAACTACCGACTAGACTTTCATCCACTAATACCACTACCTGGTTAGGGGACAACGCCTCACAGCTATTGCTGTATGGGTGCCTTGTCGAAGCTTTCAAGTTCTTGAAAGGATCAGCGGAAATGCTGCAAATTTATGAAGGATCGTACCAACAGACTTTACAGGAAGTTGTGACGCAACAACAAGGCCGAGGAAGGCGTGATGAATATATGTCTGGTGTTCTTAGAGTACCGGAACCATCTTTCCAACCTGGACTCGGATCAATTAAACCAGGCCCAGTAGGGCCACAAGGAGGACAATAAAATGGCAGTAGGAACATCCGGAGTTTGTACAAGCTTTAAGCAGGAATTGCTCGTTGGAGAACATAATTTTACCAATGGAGCGGATGCCTTTAAGATTGCTTTGTATACAAACTCTTCAACCATTAGTGTCGCTAGTACTGTTTATACAGCGACTGGCGAAACCACTAATGATGCAGGAACAGCCTATACAGCTGGTGGAAACACACTGGTGAATGTAACGCCTACGACTTCAGGAACAACCGCTTACTGCGATTTTTCCGATACGTCATGGTCTACAGCTTCATTTACAGCTTACGGTGCGCTTATTTATAATAGCAGCGATTCCAATAAGGCTGTATGCGTGTTAAACTTTGGTGGTGACAAGACATCAAGTGCTGGAACATTCACTATACAATTCCCAGCTGATGATGCATCAAATGCGATTTTAAGATTAGAAACACCGTAGGATTACTATGGCATTAGTCTTAAATGATCGCGTCAAAGAGACGTCAACAACCACAGGTACAGGAGCTGTAACGTTTGGTGGAGCCGTTAGTGGCTTCGACACTTTTTCAACTGGAGTTGGCAATAGCAATACAACGTATTACGCCATTGTTAATAGAACCGTTGATGAGTGGGAAGTAGGATTAGGAACCCTGGCAGCCGATAGTTCTACTATGGCTAGGACGACTGTTCTTACCAATTCAGACGGTAATACATCCGCAATAACTCTGTCGGCAGGAACAAAAGACGTATTTTGTACAATGCCTGCGAGTAAGACGATGGACATGACTTTAACCACAACCGGTGATACGTTGTATGCCTCCGCAGCAAATACACCAGCACGGTTAGCGGTAGGAACAGCACGATATACTTTACAAACTAATTC